ATGCTTGCGCTCGCCATACCAGAAAATTATCCAAAAGATCTGAGCAATAACTTTCAAGAAATATTAAATCATTACTCATTATATCAACTTGATAACATTACCTATCCTTGTCTAGCTAAGCAAACCGAACAATTTTTAAAAAGTAATCAAATGAGAGCCAACAAAATTTTTGTAAAAGGTGATCTGACAACTCTGCTAGCTTTAGTTGCTAGTGGTAACGCTGTCGCTTTAATTCCCCAAAGTATGCAGCAATTTCTACCAGTAAAGGTTAAACTGCTCATTCCTGAACAAAATACTGTTCAATGGGAAATTGCAATGGTTTGGAATCACGAAATTAACAATGATTATCGTGATAAATTTATAAAAATCGTCAATACTCAAAAATAATCAACAAGGCATTGATAATTTGTAAAAATATTATGTAACCTAAATAAGTTATAATTATTTAACTTTTCGAAAAAAGATACCAAACAATAAAAATTGCTCCGACTATTATAAATGTTTTAACTAAACGATTTTTTATATCATTACTCACCTTCTTTATCTCAACTGCATCGATGAATTGATCGAATGATTGAATAAAATCATCAAATGAATTGGAAACATGAGCTATTCCCTGATCTTCATTCGACCATAGATAAATAGTTCCATAGTCGTCTTCTTTTAATGAGATTAAATAACTATTAAGGTTATGATCGTAAGCAAAAGGTATCATGAATTGCAATTCTGGATTTTCAATCAATAGTTCATTATATATTCGTGTTATGGTCGAATGACCATATTTGATGCTATAAAAACCACTCAAATATTCACAATTATGATCATTCACTTTAGGAAAATCCCCACCATTAAATTCATGGAAAAAATCGAGAAAAGAAGAAGGAATTTTCTCATTAAATAGTCGGTTGAAATCAATAATATCTTCATAGGTTAATTTTTGTTGACTATTTTCAAGTATCAATGCCATTTTGTGTTTCCTTTTTAATATTAACTATTTTATATCCTATGGTAATCACCCCATGACATATACAATTCTGATATTAATTGTTCAATGATGTATCGTTTTGCATTCCTATAAAATCATTATAAATTAGATAGATAACTACATCTATTTTTAAAGTTAAAGATGATAATTAAAAAATAGTATTGCGAGCGTCTATTAGATCTTATTTCATAATAATAATCAAATGGAGAATGTTTTCGTCGTTCAATGTGATTAACTGAACTGATTGTAACAGAAAACTTGCACAAATTTTTGTCGATTTTGTCCTTTTTGTTTTTTTTAAGAATATAAATACAAAGTAGTCTTATATTTTTTAGAATTTACGTAAAAATTGGGATTCTGTTCACAATTGAACATTTAAATAAAAAGTATTATTTTCTTATAACCGTTAATTACTGATTTTCCTGTATTTGCTTTGATATTTCTATAATCAAGAAAACTATCACAATCCAAGTTAAAAATTGGATATAAACCTATTTTTCTTTGTTCTGAATTACAATAAAACGGCATAATATCTATTGATTAAATGATTTTATATTATTTAATATTTTAACAATTTCAAAAAAATTTATTATTTTAAATGTTAGTAGTTTTTTAAGTCATCTCAATTCCAACATTCGATGATTCTTAAAATAATATTGTTTTGATTTTCTATTATTAATTAGATAATAACGTAAAACTAATAACTAACTTTGCCAAGAAGTTTGAGGTCTTACCTATGTTTCAGTATAAAATGTCAAATTATCTTTAGATCTAATATTATTTATAAGTATCATAATCGAATAATTAATTAGTTTCAGTCTAATCATTTTTAAATATATATTCTCACAGTTGTATTTCACTAAAATTATGCTAGTTTTATTAATATACTACTCTATCGGGTACTTGTTCACCAAATCATACGATAGGTTTAATATTTAACTAGAGTGATTGGAGATTTTATTTAAAGTTGAAAACTTTCGGTTGATGTATTTTGATTGTCGATATTATTAACCAAACGACTTTAGAATCATTAGTTGCTTAAAATTTGTTACTATTTAGTAATATATTAATGTGCGATTTGCAATAGGAATAATTTATTGAAATTCAATGAATTTAATCATCATATTGTAAAAAAGCATCATTTTCAAAAAAGAAAACAAAAGAATTAAATAAATCATATAATGTTAATTTGTCTAATTGATTCTTAGCTACATCAATAATACTTTCAATATCCCCTTTCTCTAATGTTGGTATCCAATTTTCTTCAATAGCTTTCTTAGGTAAATTAATTTGGTAATTTTTGTCAATATCCTCATCATCACAAAAGAATCCCATTGTATCAAGTGTCCAAGATTTTGAATCAGGAGGCAAATAAAACCAATCATTTGGCATGTTTTCAATATCAATCAATACATCTTGTATAGATATTAAAGCCATTTTTACTCCATAATATTTATAAATAATTTTATTTGTCTTGTAGACAATTTTCTTTTACTAATGTATTAGGATAGATTTGAAAATAGCGCTTAAACGAGACTGGACATGTCACTAAAGGCGAATATTTTAAAGCCCATGGCAAACTTTTAATCGGCTTGCTGAACAGTTTAATTATCCAACCATCACTACCGTTTGGCGACATAAATTTAAAACTTATGGAATCGTCATTTAGGATTTCAATATCTCCAATCTTGAAAATACTTGGTGTTAACCAACCAGTCAGCCCACCAATAACAACATGATCAACAATTTTTTTGCTCTGATAATCAAGCAAATAGATGTACAACTCTTCGTCATAAAGTCCCATATCAATATCGATGACAAACAATAAAAGATAACGATTGTTATAAAGATAAGCTGCTTTTAAATCACAAACTTCCAGTTTGTCATGAAAACAAACACCATCGACTTCAACCTGCGCACCTATTATGCCCTTTTTATTGCGAGGTAACGCTTTTAAAATAATATTGGATAGTGGTTCTATCATGATCATTTCCTAATAAAAATGCTTAACTCTTATACAATAATATTAACAAAAAACTTTATCAATATAAAAGTAGAGATATTCATTATCAGAATAGTAAGTTGGATCTTCTTATAAATAGCATTGATTTTATTAATTGAATTATTATATGAAAAGAAGTATTTTTACTCCCCTTCCTTTTATTTGTAACAAATTATCGCTTTTGATAAATCAAGTAACTTAGTCTAAAAAAGGGTTCTATTTAACGTTTATAATATCTAACCTATCCTGTTTTTTAACACTGATTTACAAAAAGATTTTTTAAATTATCAATTGCACTCATTGACTCATTTCTATCAAAAATATATTAGACAGATGGAAAGGTATGAGCGCTTTGTGGTGATATAATCAAATAAAACATGTTCAACATTAGGATATGTAAATAATTTTTTTACATAGGGAATATGGTTTTAATCTACTGCATTATTAAGGCTATCTGCGACTACTGAACCAATCAACGATCTTCTAATACCACCCATTAAAATAACAACAAGAGCACAAGCTGGAATCTTGACGATATATTACTAATTACCTAACCTTCCAAATCAACTTCCTGTAATAGTTCCCCAATTCCCATTCCTTGTTCTACAGTTTCTTTGGAATTAATTTTAGCCTTAAATCAGCAATCGATTATGAGTTTTTTGGATAGAGGTTTTAAATCAATAACTTAGTTATTAATCAATTAGTTAATTATGCATATAAAAACATATTAAGCACTATAAAATCATTTTCGATCGCCAATATACCGCCATTTTTTATTTAATCTAGTTTGTTATTATTGAAATAAAATGACTCAATTTCTATTTAATTAATCATGTTCTAACGGATTTAATCTCACGGCATCTTCGAAGTGATCGGGAGCAAAATGAGCGTAGCGCATGGTCATTTTAATATCGGTGTGACCTAATATTTTTTGCAGGACTAATATATTGCCACCATTCATCATAAAGTGGCTCGCAAAAGTGTGGCGTAATACATGTGTTAATTGTCGATCAGGTAGCTCAATACCAGTTCTATCTAATGCCGAGCGAAAGGCCGAATAACAACCAGTAAAAAGCTGGCCATTTTTATTGGGAATTTGTTGAAATAACTCATCACTAATTGGAATTGTGCGGTTACGTTTACCTTTAGTATTAATGTAGGTGATTTTTCCGTCTTTGACTTGAGCGCTTTTTAAGCTTTCAGCTTCACTCCATCTGGCACCAGTTGCTAAACAAATTTTAACAATAATGGGTAAATCGGTTGCACTACTTTGCTGACAAGAATTGAGTAAAGATTGAATTTGTTCTTTGGATAAATAAGCCATCTCTTGTTCATCAGTTTTAAATGAACGAACGAGTTCTAAAGGATTTTTATGCTGCCACTCCCCTAACCGAATTAATTCGTTAAACATCGCTTTAAAGTAGGTTAATTCAAGGTTCATCGTTCTAGGAGCAACCGTTTTAATGCGATCAGTTCGATATATCTCACCATCAATCCGCTTTTGGCGATAAGTAGTAAATTGTTTTGCAGTGAAATTTGTTGCTAATGGATTGTTCATACAATCACTGGCAAAAAGCATTGCTTTTAATCGAGTTTGACCATCTTTTAAGGTTTGACCGTGCAGCGAATACCAGCTTTGGATTAATTCAGATAAACGACGCTTATCAATTTTTTCATTAATCCAGGGTTTTTGATTTGCTTGCTCTTCAAGATAATTTTCATATGCTAATGCCTCCCCTTTGGTGGCAAAATTTTTACGGATCCTACGACCGCCAGGGAGATATTTTTCAAATAACCATTTTCCATTAGGTTGTTTTCTTACTGACATAATTACAATTAGTCCTTTGCTAATCTAAATCAATTGTCCTTTTAATTCGCTAAATTCTTGTTCAGTAATGGCTCCCTTATCTTTTAAGCTTGCCAACCGTTCAAGTTTAACTAAAGTTTCATCGGAAATAATCGCTTCTTTAGATTGTTCAGCTGGTTTAAATTGTCCTTCACCTGTCGCTAACCATTGTAATGATGCACCAGTTTCATCCATACATTTGACAACAAGATCAGAAGGAAAGAGATCTCGTCGATAACGGATTGATAAACTTGCTGCTGATGTTCCTAAATAATTGCTGTATTCGACTTTGGATTTAAACCCATAAGCCTCAATGATTCTGTCCAATACTTTGGCACCACCAGAATTAAAATTAATACTCATTTTGAATTAAGCCTAAGTTAATTTTAAAATAAAAATATAATTGACATTAAGCTTAGCTTAATGATAAATTATATTTAGTTTAATTTTACATATAAATACACATAATTACATATAAGCATATTTATGTTAGGAATAATGCACTATGATGACAACAATTTCAATCACTATTTCTGCTCCGTACGTCACTGTTGATGAATTTGCACGAGTTTCAGGCATGAACCCGCGTACTGTTAAAAAATATGTACATGAAGGATTGCTACCAACGCGAAAAAAAAGAATCACAGGTAAACATGACCGCTCAACAACATTAATTAATATGACCGCCCTTACGCTTGAAGGGGCGAAAGCATTTAATCCTGAACTAAATTTGATGGAGCAATAATATGAGCCAGGCTATCTATTTAAGTCAAAAATCGACTACCCAACCGTTAGTTATTTTTATTCAAATCAATAAACATAATCCAAATGGTTGGATTGAAAAAAGTAATGGTAAAGCCATTAAATTAAAGCAAGTTAATCATCGCCAAAACTAACTCAAACCATTTGATAAAGCCTTTGTCTCTTTCGAAAGACATGGCTCTTTTTTGATTCAAACTACATTTATATAAGGAAGAGCGATGAATAATATTGAACAATCTCGTCAACTTGAACATATAAGACATCTATATCAATTAATTCATGGACATCGCAGCTTAGTTCGCAGCAATTTTAATCGGTTAAAGCCAGGACAAAAAAGACTGTTATTAGCAGCCGCAGGCATAACATCATTAAACACAAGATTGTCGTATTCAGAGCATAATTTAAACTTTGATCAGCTTAACGATAATGAAGTAGATAACTTAGAGATAGGACTTCGCCGTTTACAAGCTATTGTGGATGTTTTTGCTCACTGTGAAGCACAAGATTTTACCAAACAATAATGAATATCAAAATGAGGAAAAAACATATGAACTCAAGCAATATTACTCAATCTAAATTAAACGATATATCGGGAAAAGTTAAACAAAAAACCGAACAACGACTTTGTGATCTTTATATAAATCGCTTAATGCAAATAGGCGGTCATATTTTAGATCAAAATTTAACTGCTAGCGAAGTAAATGAATTGCTTTATCAAGAAGCAGAAAAACTTCGCTATCAAAGTTATGAGACTAACGCCTAATGCGAGATATTATAGACCAAGCAAATGATTTGGCTCAGCTTGAACTCGATAATTTACTTGCTAATCGTCAAACTTTTACCGGCGAATCAGCAAAGGATTGTATCGAATGTGGCGAGCCAATCCCTGAAAAACGTAGACAATTGTTAAAAGGTTGTCAACTTTGTATCGATTGTCAAAGTCTAAAAGAACTGCGAGCCAAACGATAATTGCTACCGAGAATTTATGACCAGTCAATCTTTCTCTTTACCTTTTATTCCAGCTAAAAATAAACATTCACTATTATTAGCTCTGCGTGATTACTATGAAAATATTGGGCAATATTTACCTAATAAAAAATTAGTAAGAACGCCAATAGCCCAGTTTGATTATGAAAAAAAAATGCCACAATCTATCAGCTATAATGAAATTAAATTGTGGCAAGTTGATCAAGAAGACCACCCATTCCGTACTCAATTTTTTAGTGATTTACCTGATTTCTTAGCTGGTTATTTTGCTGATAAATATATTAATCTTTTTCATGCTGAAGGAAGAAAACAAGCCAATAGTTTTTTACGACAAACTTTAGGTGGCAATATTCAGGCAAGAATATCGCAAGTCAAAGCACGTTATCAAGTAGACACGCCCAGTGCCTTATCGATTAATTTTTCCGAGGAATTTGCCCGATTAGCCACATTGAGTACAAAAAAGTTAGTAAAATTAAGTGTTGACATAGTCAATTATCTAAATAAACACATCCAGACCTGTCTTGCCGATCAGGCCTTTTGTTTAACAGATAATAATATTGAGAGCAATAGTTTAGAGCAAAAACTTTATCGAACAGTCTTAAAAGAATTAAATGGAATTAATATTATACCCCCCTATTTTAATGATTTTAAAAATCACAAATTAACTAATGATAATTGTATTAAAGCATTAGCTAAAATAACCAATCATGAATGGTGGCAACGTAAATTAAAAACTCGCAGAGATTTTGAACATGAACATTTTGCAATTGCCGTAGGCCAAGTACAAAAAAAGGCATCTCCTTATGCTAGTCGTAGCTGTCAAATGGAATGGCAAGAACAAAAACGTCGCAATCAAAAATATCTTGAAAAGATGGCAATAGAAAATCCAGAAACGGGTGAACAAATACCATTGGAGTTACAAGTTTATAAATCGGTAGCTAATCCAGCAATAAGACGTGTAGAACTTATGACACGAATGCGCGGCTTTGAAGATTTAGCAGATCAGTTAGGTTATCAAGGTGCTTTTATAACCTTGACAGCCCCAGCTAAATATCACAGTGTGCATGCTAAAGGCGGCTTTGTTGAGAACTGGCAAGGTAACACTCCACGAGAAACACAAGCCTACTTATGCAAAATTTGGTCACGAATTCGGGCTAAATTAAATCGTGAAAATATTCAATTTTTTGGTTTTCGTGTTGCCGAACCTCATCATGATGGTACACCTCACTGGCATATTTTAATCTTTATGCATCCAAAAGATATTAAAAAAGCTTTTTATAGTATGTGGATATATGCTATGGATGAAGATGGAGAGGAAAAAGGTGCAGCCATCAATCGTTTTGAATTTAAAAATATTGATAAACAAAAAGGATCTGCAACTGGCTACATCGCCAAATATATTGCCAAAAATATTGATGGATATGCACTAGAAAACGAAATTGATACGCAAACAGGCGAAAACTTAAAACTATCATCTAAAGCGATAACCGCTTGGGCCAGCCGCTGGAAGATTCGCCAATTTCAACAATTAGGGGGGGCACCCGTCAGTGTATGGCGAGAACTGCGTCGTTTAAAAAATAAAAAAGTAGCCAATGATATTATCGATCCAGTATTAGCATCGGCCGATATTGGTGATTGGGCAGCTTATACTACTCATCAAGGTGGACCATTAGTCAAACGCAAGGATATTAAAGTCCGACTTGCTTATGAGGATAAAGTTAATCAATATGAAGAAATTATCAAAAAAATTAAAGGGGTCTATGCACCGATTCATGGTTTTGCATCTTTTATTTGCACCCGATTAATTAAATGGAAGCTAGTTCCCAAAAATATCAGTAATGGCGTAAAAACTAATGATGTATCTTTATTGCGGGCGGAACGCACGCCTTGGAGTTCTGTCAATAACTGTACTCACACAGTTAATTTTGAACAACAAAGACAAACTATTAAGCAACAACTGAAAATTATCGGTTTACCAGATAATGATTTAAATGTGAATCAACTCTACTTAAGACGAAGTATCAGACTAAATGCGCATCAGCATCTTATGTTAACTGATTCTCTAAATGGGCTTCATCTAATAGTAAATAATCATTATATTAAACAGAAAAAAAGACCACTTAAAAACTATATCAATGCCACATTTAACTAAAGCAAAAAAGACATTATTGGTGTTTTTTACTTAGTGAATAGTGTAAGATGTTAAGTTAAAAATATATAAAAATGCTAAATATTTTAGCAAAAAATAAACAAATATACTAAATATATTAGAAATTATTAACTACTTTTGTTTTAAGTCATTTTAAAGTGACTTGATCGAAAAAGTAATTATTATGTACTAAATATAAAAACAGCATTTGAGGAGAAATTGAAATGAATGAATTGGAAAAAATAAAAACAATAGAACGTGCAGAACTACTTTCACGAATCATTACTGAACATATTCATTTACGGGAGCCGGATAAAGACATAATAATGTTTTGGTTTCGGGATTTACTTGAGCCATTAAAGGAGCAAATAGCCACTAAACATCCGGATAACCCAAATAATCCATAATCACTTTAGGATAGTTGAAAATAGTTCATGCCCACTTAACTATAATCATCAACTATCCACTATATAATCTAAAAAACTAAACTTAATGAAAGCTTCTCTTTATATCCTAATAACATAAATTTATTCATTATTTGCTAATAATTATTGTCAATAATTCATTATAGCAATGACTATTTATATAAATTAAACTTTAATACTTAAATTTTTAATTAACATCTGAAACCAGACAAATACTCATTTTTTTTAGTCAAAATACATGATTTTAATTGTCTAAACTCTCACTACAAAATCTTATCAACAATAATTATTAATCAATTGATTAATAACAAATTTTAAAAATTAACTTTTCATTATAAATTAGGAGGAAAGAGTGAAAAACTGTATAATTAAACAGTGTTAAGGAGTTGCTTTTTTTATCCTTTGATTCTTGATAACTGATATCAGGATTGGAATATGCTTATTAAAAAGGATAGTAAAAAATGATAGCAAATTTCGCATTACAACATTAATTGATTAAATGTTTATTTTCGGCTTTTGCTGGAACATTAGTCTTTTTAGTGTTTAGCTGTTTTAATTGGCAATCTGAACTTACCTGCGACATAGCTATGGCCAAGGTAGTTGGTCGGGAGTCAGCTTAATTTAAATTCGAAATAAAAATTAGTTAAATATATCAAAGGAAATGAAAAGTCATGAAATTAACCGAACACTTCACATTAGAAGAATTTACTCGCTCAACAACAGCCACTCGACTAAAAATAGATAATCATGTGCCAGATGAATTAATGGTAAATATTTATCTGACAGCTAATAAATTAGAATCAGTTAGAGAAGTTTTAGCCCATCCAATCATCATCACATCTGGATACCGCTGCCCTGCTTTAAATAATCAGGTGGGAGGGTCGCAAACCAGCGCCCATACCAAAGGGTTAGCAGTTGATTTCCACTGTGCTTACGGTAATCCAAAACAAATTTGCCAACGATTAATTATGGCTGACGTTGAATTTGACAAAATCATCCAAGAATATAATCAATGGGTTCATATTGAATTTAGTCACATAAACCAACGCCGTCGTGTACTTACTGCAGTTAAACAAAACGGAAAAACTATTTATTTACCAGGATTAATATGAACAAAAACAACGTCACTATTGCTTTTGCATTTATGTTATTGTTTTTTATTATTAGCGATTTACTGCATGCTAAACAATTAGCACAAAATGAAGCTAGTCAATTGGCTCAAAAATTAGGTCAATTACAGCAAATAATTATAAAAAATAATCAAATTATTGCTAATAATGAAAAAAATAAACAGTCTTTAGAACAGCAATCGTTACAAAATCAGGAACAGATTAATGGTCAACTCAAAGAGAATTATTGCGCTAACCAGCTGGTGCCTCTGCCTATTTCTGGTAGCTTGTACAACCGAGCGAAAAATCTTCGTCAGTCAACCAATACCAGCGAATTTACTCATTAGTTGTCAGCCGAATTTGCCTCCAAAACCAATGACCTTTGGTGATAGTCTTAAATACAACGAACATCTATTGCATGTCATTGAAAAATGTAATGCGGATAAACAGGCCATTCGAGAGATTAATAACTCTGACGGCAACTGATTTTTGTTAATTGAAATACAATACTTTATCGTATTGTATTTCAATTTGTCACAATTTGGCTTAATTGCTTAAAAATGATTTAACAACGACCATAATATTAAAAAGATATTTATAACGAGTGACCCTCACACCTCGGCGGTGCAATGGTTTTAATAGATCGATACCTTTGTTGTCCGCCGAGATCTATTTATTAAAACATCATCAATGTCGCTGTTAAAAATAAGTCTAAATTAACTATGGAGTAATTTAAAAATGATTGTTTATACCATGCAAAATGAAACTATTGATGCACTAGCCTATCGAGTTTTTGGTAAAACAGCGGGAATTGTAGAAATAATTTATCAAAACAACCCAAAACTATGTGAATTGCCAGCGATATTACCTATGGGTTTAGAAGTAAACGTTCCAGAATCAGTATCTGAAAAAAATTTTAATTCTATAAATTTATGGGACTAACTTAATGACAGAACCCACCAGTTTAACTTTTACCTCATTTATAAGCGCTTTTTCATTATCAATGATTTATCCAAACATTGAAAATGGGATTATCTTAGGCGCTCTTTGTGGTTCTATTTTATTAGTAATTAGTGAACAATGTATTTCTCTTTTGCGTCGTATCGTCCTATTTCTTATCTCATTTTCTATGGGGTTACTCTTAGCTGAGATGACGCTGTATTTACTCATCCCAATTTTTCCAACCAATATTCAAACTAAAATGCCACTTGGCTTAGGTGCATTAATTTCATCAGCTATTAGCGTTAAATTATTACTATGGTTAATTAAAAAATTCGATGATCCAACTAACTTTTTCAATTACTTTAGAGGCAAAAAATCATGATAACGACACTTAATACTATTTTTTGTTTAATGATTGCAGTGCGATTATTTACTTTTGATCGTAACAATTACCGCTACAAAATTAAATACTGTTGGTTAGCTTGGTTGATGATTGTATCAAGTGCTGCTGTTAGCTTATTTTCATTTATCGATCTACCCCATCGTGCTTATCTAGCTCAAGTTGTGATGAACATAACATTATTACTTTGTTTATTTAAAAGTAAAGGCAACATAAGCATTCTAAGTCGTTCAGCAAAATCGGCTAACAAAACAAATTCACAATAAAATAATTGTGATAAATTGAAAAATAGCCGTTTAAGCAAGTAAATAGCTGAATTAAATATTTGGACCAATGCGAATGGATTGAGAATTGAGAATTGAGAATTGAAAGTTATTTTATTTCAACCTCAGCTATCTTTCACTAAATTAAAATTAACTGTTTTAAAGTAACCAAGATTATTCATAAATATTAGAAGGATCGGTATGAAAAAAATTAACGATTTAAAAAAATATCTGTTAAAAAAAAATCTGCTAGACAATAACTCAGCAACTAAAAATCAATTTATCGTCAAAGATGGTATTGTTGAGCCTTTCTCTGTGGACAATTCAGGATTCCAATACCATTTCACCTTATCGATGAATTTAACTAATTATCGCTACCCTTTTGAAGATTTAATCGCCAGCATAGTCATTTGGATGCAAGCCAATCAGCCAGATGCCATGATAAGTCTACAATCGCGCCAACAAGCAATTAAATTTAACATTGCAAATATCATTGGCAATCAGTGTGATTTAACAATTGAATTAACATTATCAGAACGGATCAAATCAATACAACAGCAAGATAAATTGGAATTTAACTCATTAACCGACCGAATAATTTTGCAAGAACCATTAGAAAAGTATGGCTATTAATAACTGTTACTTTGCGTAGCAAATAAAATGCTGACATTAGCATAGACATTTCAAATTTAATGACAAATAGATGTTATTAGGGGCTTTAAACCCCCTTTCTCCGACTTTTTTGATGTTAAAGATTCTTTTTTAATATTCATTTAACATAGTGTTTTATTATTTTATTTAAAACAAAAAATGATTAATCAAGAAGTTATTGATTAAATTATTTCAAATAAAACATAAATTTTAGTTAACTCACTGAAAATTTGTAATCCCAACCACTACAACTACACTTACTTTATTTTTAATTGATAAAATTTCATCATAGTCGTTATGGAAAATTATCATCCCGCCGACCTAGTCGACATTCTTCGAAAAATTGAAAACCTGATTCGCCCTGGTGTAATTTATCAAACCAATGGCGATCGGGTTAAAGTCCGTACAGGTGAATTAATTACAACTTGGTTACCTTGGTTTAGTCATCGTGCAGGTAAAAGCCGTACTTGGTGGCGCCCATCGGTAGGTGAACAAGTATTTATTTTGAGCCCTCATGGTAACCTTTTGTTAGGTTGTGTATTACCTAGCATTTATTGTGATACAAATCCTGCTCCAGCTAAATCTGAAGATGGTTATTTTGTGACATTCCCTGATGGTGCATCATTTGAATATGAACCAGAAACTAGTCAATTAACCATCAAAGGTATCAAAATCGCTGTGATTGAGGCCAGTGAGCAAATAACCGCTAAAGCAGGTAGCAAAATTCAACTTGATGCTCCGTTAGTAGAGTGTAGTGATCATGTAACATTCAAATCTTTTAGTGCAAGTGGTGGTGGAGCTAAAGGGAATACAGGTACATTAACTGGTAATGTCATTCATAAACAAGGTCAATTATCATCAAACGGTGTTGTATTAGATTCTCACATCCACATTGGCGTTAAAGCTGGTGGTGATTCAACAGGAAAACCACAATGAGTTATATAGGCATGAACAGCAAAACAGGACGAACAATTAGCGATATGGAACATATCAATCAATCAGTTAAAGATATTCTTACCACACCAATTGGTTCCAGAATAGAGAGGCGCAATTATGGTTCATTACTGTTTTTACTTTTAGATAACCCGAATACAGAAGCAACAAAATTACGCGTGGTTTCAGCAACGGTATTGGCACTATCTCAATGGGAACCAAGAATAAAACTTGATACAGTCGATGTTTTACCTGATAAAGAAAAATTAACCTTACAAATAACGGGCTCACGAATAGACAAACCAAATCAAACCTTTACTAGCGAAATTGAGGTAGCAACATGGCGACATTAACTGATCTTTCAAAATTACCTTCTCCAAATGTGATTGAATCGTTAGATTTTGAGGAGATTTTTAATCGTCGCAAAGCTAAATTTCTTTCACTTTATAGCGCTCAAGATCAAGAAGAAGTTGCTAAAACATTACAATTTGAAAGTGAGCCAATAGTAAAACTATTACAAGAAAGCAGCTATTATGAACTGCTCCTACGACAAAGAATAAACGAAGCATCACAAGCACTTATGATTGCTCACGCTAAAGATCAGGATTTAGATAATTTAGGAGCAAACTTTAATGTTCATCGTTTGATCATTCAAGCTGAAGATAATAGTGTTGTACCAGCTATTAAAGAAATCAAAGAAGCTGATAGCAACTTTAGAATGCGAATTCAATCAGCATTTGAAGGCTTATCGGTCGCTGGACCTCGAGCTGCTTATGAATTTTTTGCTCGAAGTGCTGATGGCCGTGTGTTAGATGCCGCAGCAGAAAGTCCATCACCAGCTTGTGTTACATTAGCAATATTAGCACGTGATAATAATGGTATTGCCTCTGATGAATTGATTGAAATTGTTAAAAAAGCGGTTAATCAAGACAATCGTCGTCCGATTGCCGATAGGGTAACCGTTAAATCGGTAGAATTAATTAATTATCAAATCAAAGCAAAACTTTACTTATATCCAGGGCCTGAATCAGAACCAATTAGAAAAACAGTCATGGATAATTTGCAAGCTTATATTAGTGAAAAACATCGAATTGGTCGAAGAATCAGTCGCAGTGCAATCATTTCAGCATTACATGCTGTTGGTGTACAACGTGTTGAACTTCAAGAGCCTGCACAAGATATTATCATCAGCCGTGAGCAAGCTAGCTATTGTTCAAATTATCAAATTGAGGTAGCAGGTTATGGTGAATAAAACACTACTTCCGCCTACAGCTACCAAACTGGAAAAAAAACTTTCACAAACGATTACTTGTGATCCTCCTATACCACTACGCACACTTTGGGATCCACAAACATGTCCATATGAATTACTACCTTATTTGGCATGGCAATATAGTGTAGACCGTTGGGATGAAAAATGGTCTGAGCAGATCAAACGAAAAGTTATAGCTGAAGCGTTTGAGATTCATAAATTCAAAGGTACTAAAGAATCAATTCGCCGTGCTGTCGAGCCATTTGGTTTTTTAATAAAAATTAGTGAGTGGTGGCAAAACGATCAAATTCCAGGTTCTTTTGCGCTAGAAATTGGCGTATCAGATACTGGCATAACCGAAGAATCTTATAAAGAACTTAGTCGCATAATTGATGATGTTAAACCCGTATCACGTCAATTATCAAATTTGGTTATTCAATTAATATCTAAAGGTTCCTTACCCATTGGTGCTAGTAGCTATGATGGTAATGCTTTAGACATCTATCCCTATATTGCAGAATCAGTAACAACGCAGCATGAGAACCATCTTGGGATAACTATTCACTTAATCAATACGTTAGATATCTATCCCTATATTACTGAAACAATAACAACGCAATATGAAAGCCATTTTGGCACAACTATTCATTTAATCGATACTATGAGGATAACAAAATGAATCAAACATATTATACAGTTTTAACCCAAAAAGGGGTTGCATTATTAGATAATGCAACCTCATTAGGCGTTCCACTTAAAATAACTCAAATGGCAGTGGGTGATGGCAACGGTAATATAACTAAACCCGATGCAACCCAAACCAAATTAGTTAATGAAGTTAGGCGTGCTGCTATCGACACATTATTCGTCGACAATGAAAACCCTTGTCAAATTATTGCAGAACAAGTCATACCTGAAACTGATGGTGGCTGGTTTATTCATGAAATTGGCTTATTTGATGATGAAGATAATCTGATCGCTGTAGGTAACTACCCTGCAACTTATAAGCCTAACTGCCTTGAAGACAGTAGTCGAACACAAGTGATTAGAATGGAGTTCATTGTCGATAACACAGAAGCTATTGAGCTGAAAAACGAAACAATCGAAGTATTTGCTGCGCGGAAATACATTGAACCAAGAGCCGACGCTACTCAAACGGCTGCAACTCAAAAATATGTTAATGATACAATTACCGCAAAAATCACTGCCCATGAAAAATCAACCAATCACCCAGATGCCACCACTAGTGCCAAAGGTTTTGTGCAACTGAATTCAGCAATTAATTCTAAGCTCGAAACTCAAGCCGCAACACCACGAGCGGTCAAAAAAGTGTATGATAATGCAGTAAAACGTGCTGGTGACACAATGACGGGTCAATTAACATTATCAAATAACGGATTGAAAATAAATTATGCTAACAATGATTCAATGACATTGATGACTTTAAGCGATAAATATTCACATTCGTTTTATGATGCTAAAACTAACACATCGAAAAGCAAATTAGACTACAATTCAACCCAAAACATTTGGCAATTCAAAAATGTAGATGATGTAACTATTAACGATAAGTCAGTTCTAAAAGCAGGTGATCATGGGATTGGTACATATGACGGTGCTAATTTGGATGATCCAGAAAAACGATTGTTAGCCGGTTTCTATGGCATAGATACCGATCAACTTCTCTCAAGTCTCCCAAATGTACATGGTTCTGGAACGCTGGCAGTGTATGGTAGTAAAACTCGATGGACTAGATTCATTGAGCAATTATATATTGCAGAGACTACTCTACCAAGAACACCAAGACTTTTCAGCCGTTGTGGAGCTTATAATAGTAAAGATGCTTGGGTTGAGTCTATCACAGAAGCAAATATAGACCGTTTTTTAACAACACCTGTCGGCGTGCCACAACCGTGGCCTAGATCCTTTGCACCAAAAGGCTATTTATTGTGCAACGGAGCTAGTTTTGATGCAAATAAATATCCGAAACTAAGTTATGCGTATCCGAATGGAAAATTACCAGATTTACGAAAGTGGGATGGTAGTAAAGATATTCAATTTATCTATATAGTTAAAGCTGAATAATCAGGAGGATATTGATGAAATACCAATTACAACCAGAATCAGCAGTATTAGATAATAGCGGCTTAACAATTTCAACCGGCTGGGTCGTTGTTTATAATGTTGACGCTAAAGGTGAATTTTTACAAGCCACCTATCAATATTTACCAATTGGTGTTGGCTTACCGGCTAATGCTTATTTAGAAGCACCACAAAGCGTTAAAGAGAATCAGGCAATCATTCATGATGGTCAACAATGGACCTATCCTAAAGATTTACGTGGCACTAAGATTTACTCAATTGAAACGGGGGGAGAAACTATCCTTCAAGAGGTCGGTGAAATTCCTGATGGTTTTACTGAATTAAAACCAACTAGTGAATTTGATAGCTGGGATGGGAAAAAATGGCAGTTTGATAAAAATAAACAACATCAATATGAAGTCAATCAAGCTTCAATCAAGAAAAATCAACTTCTCTCTGAAGCAGCTTCACAACTCAGTTATCTACAAGATGCGGTTGATTCACAAATTGCTAGTGAGCAAGAAACACAATTACTCGTTGAATGGAAAAAATATCGAGTGCTAATAAATCGTATTGATATTGAACTAGCGCCAAATATTGAATGGCCAAACCAACCAAAATAAAGTTAATTAATCAACAAAAACCTTAGTAATTTCACTAAGGTTTTTTTATTTACATCTTATATTTCTAACGATTTGCTATTTTAGCTGTTTGTAATCATTTTTTTTACAACCCCATCCATTAACTAATTTTTTTAGACTATGTCACTATCTTTAGCAATCCATTTTATAAAATGTAAATCTAATGCACTTTATAAGGTATTCATAAACTAGACATTTAAAATAAACACAATCAGCTCATTCGCTCACCCTATTGGCGATTCGAATTTAGTTTATAGAATAAAAATATGAGTCAAAAATTTTATATGTTAATTACCCAACAAGGGGTTGCATTACTAGCCAATGCTACCGTTTTAGGTATTCCACTCAAATTAAATATGAAATCCATTTTGGCACAACTATTCATTCAATCGATACTATGAGGATAACAAAATGAATCAAACATATTATACAGTTTTAACCCAAAAAGGGGTGGCATTATTAGATAATGCAATCTCATTAGGCATTCCACTTAAAATAACTCAAATGGCAGTGGGTGATGGCAACGGTAATATAACTAAACCCGATGCAACCCAAACCAAATTAGTTCATGAAGTTAGACGTGCTGCTATCGACACATTATTCGTCGACAATGAAAACTCTTGTCAAATTATTGCAGAACAAGTCATACCTGAAACTGATGGTGGCTGGTTTATTCATGAAATTGGCTTATTTGATGATGAAAATAATCTGATCGCCGTAGGTAACTACCCTGCTACTTATAAGCCCAACTGCCTTGAAGACAGTAGTCGAACACAAGTGATTAGAATGGTGATCATTGTCGATAACACAGAAGCTATTGAGCTGAAAAACGAAACAACTGAAGTATTTGCCGCGCGGAAATACATTGAACCAAGAGCCGACGCTACTCAAACGACTGCAACTCAAAAATATGTTAATGATACAATTACAGCAAAAATGACTGCTCATGAAAAATCAACCAATCACCCAGATGCCACTACTAGGACCAAAGGTTTTGTGCAACTGAATTCAGAAATTGATTCTAAGCTCGAAACTCAAGCCGCAACGCCATTAGCGGTCAAAAAAGTGTATGATGTGGCAAACGGAGCAGTAAAACGTGCTGGTGACACAATGACAGGTCAATTGACATTATCAAGTAAAGGATTGAAAATAAACAATGCTAACAATGATTCAATGACATTGATGACTTCAAGCGATAGTTATTCACATGTGTTTTATGATGCTAAAACTAAAAGATCGAAAAGCAAATTAGACTACGATTCAACCAAAAACATTTGGCAATTTAAAAATGTAAATGATGTAACTGTTAACGATAAATCAGTTCTAAAAGCAGGTGATTATGGAATCGGTTCAGCAGAAGGTGGTGCCCCATTAAGTAATGCAAACGACATATTGTTAACCGGTTTCTATGGCACAGACACATTTAATCGCCCTGGTCTTCCTGATTTAGGATATGACAATCATTGGTCAACGCTGGCAGTTTATGGTAGTGGAAGCCAATCGGCTGGTCATGTTGAGCAATTATATGTTCCGGCATCCAAAGGACCTAGAATTCTTAGCCGTAATGTATTTCATTTAAAAGATAAAAAGGAATGGATTGAGTCTATCACGGAAGCAAATGTAGATCGTTTTGTACCACCAGTCGGCGTACCACTACCATGGCCTAAATCTAAACCACCTGTAGGATATTTGGAGTGTAATGGAGCTGACATTGATGCGGAAAAATACCCGAAACTAGCTTATGCATATTGGGATAGAAAATTACCAGATTTACGAAATTGGGATAATTCTAGAAATAAAGATCGCCCTGATGGTAAAAATATTACATTTATGTATATAGTTAAAGCTGAATAATCAGGAGAATATTGATGAAATACCAATTACAACCTGAATCAGCAGTATTAGATAATAGCGGTTTAACAATTTCAGCTGGTTGGGCCGTTATTTATAACGTTGACTCAAAAGGTGAATTTTTACAAGCAACCTATCAATATTTACCAATTGGTGTTGGTTTACCGGCTAATGCTTATTTAGAAGCACCACAAAGCGTTAAAGATAATCAGGCAATCATTCATGATGGTCAACAATGGACCTATCCTAAAGATTTACGTGGTACTAAGATTTACTCAATTGAAACGGGGGGAGAAACTATCCTTCAAGAGGTGGGTGAAATTCCTGATGGTTTTACTGAATTAAAACCAACTAGTGAATTTGATAGCTGGGATGGGAAAAAATGGCAGTTTGATAAAAATAAACAACATCAATATGAAGTCAATCAAGCTTCAATCAAGAAAAATCAACTTCTCGCTGAAGCAGCTTCACAACTCAGTTATCTACAAGATGCGGTTGATTCACAAATTGCCAGTGAGCAAGAAACACAATTACTCATTGAATGGAAAAAATATCGAGTGCAGGTAAATCGCATTGATATTGAACAAGCACCTAATATCGAATGGCCAAACCAACCAAAATAAAGTAACGAATAAACAAAAACCTTAGTAAAATTTCACTAAGGTTTTTTTATTCACATCTTATATTTCTAACGTTTTGTTATCTTAGCTGTTTGTAATCATTTTTTTTACAAATCCATCCATTAACTAACTTTTTTAGACTGTGTCATTATCTTTGCCAAGCCATTTTATAAAATGCAAATCTAATGCATTTTATAAGGTATTCGTAAACTAGACATTTAAAATAAACACAATCAGCTCATTCGCTCGCCCTATTGGCGATTAGAATTTAGTTTATAGAATAAAAGTATGAGTCAAAAATTTTACACGTTAATTACCCAACAAGGGGCTGCATTACTAGCCAATGCTACCGCTTTAGGTATTCCACTCAAATTAAATATGAAATCCATTTTGGCACAACTATTCATTTAATCGATACTATGAGGATAAAAAAATGAATCAAACATATTATACAGTTTTAACCCAAAAAGGGATTGCATTATTAGATAATGCAACCTCATTAGGCGTTCCACTTAAAATAACTCAAATGGCAGTGGGTGATGGCAACGGTAATATTACTAAACCTGATGTAACCCAAACCGAATTAGTTCATGAAGTTAGACGTGCAGCTATCGACAAATTATTCGTCGACAATGAAAACCCTTGTCAAATTATTGCAGAACAAGTCATACCTGAAACTGATGGTGGCTGGTTTATTCATGAAATTGGCTTATTTGATGATGAAAATAATCTGATCGCCGTAGGTAACTACCCTGCTACTTATAAGCCCAACTGCCTTGAAGACAGTAGTCGAACACAAGTGATTAGAATGGTGATCATTGTCGATAACACAGAAGCTATTGAGCTGAAAAACGAAACAACTGAAGTATTTGCCGCGCGGAAATACATTGAACCAAGAGCCGACGCTACTCAAACGACTGCAACTCAAAAATATGTTAATGATGCAATTACAGCAAAAATCACTGCTCATGAAAAATCAACCAATCACCCAAATGCCACCACTAGTAACAAAGGTTTTGTGCAATTGAATTCAGAAATTGATTCTAAGCTCGAAACTCAAGCCGCAACGCCATTAGAGGTCAAAAAAGTGTATGATGTGGCAAACGGAGCAGTAAAACGTTCTGGTGACACAATGACAGGTCAATTGACATTATCAAGTAACGGATTGAAAATTAACAATTCTAACAATGATTCAATGACATTGATGACTTCAAGCGATAGTTATTCGCATGTGTTTTATGATGCTAAAACTCAAAGATCGGAAAGCAAATTAGACTACGATTCAACCGAAAACATTTGGCAATTTAAAAATGTAAAAGATGTAACTATTAACGATAAATCAGTTCTAAAAGCTGGTGATTATGGGATTGGTGCAAATTTCGGTGCTCCATTAAGTGATCCAGAAAAACGATTGTTAACCGGTTTCTATGGCATAAGTACCGATAAATTTGCCTCAAATCTCCCAAAGTTCACATATAATAATTGTAGTGCAGCGTTGGCAGTTTATGGTGGGGATGGTTATTACAATGGTCACGTTGAGCAATTATACGTTACTGATTATGAATTACCAAGACTTTTTAGTCGTTGTGGATTTTACACTAGAAAAAGGGCTTGGGTTGAGACCATCACAGAAGCAAATATAGATCGTTTTTTAACGCCAGTCGGCGTCCCACTACCATGGCCTAAATCTAAACCACCTGTAGGATATTTGGAGTGTAATGGAGCTAACATTGATACGGAAAAATACCCGAAACTAGCTTATGCATATTGGGATAATAAATTACCAGATTTACGAAATTGGGATAATTCTAGAAATAAAGATCGCCCTGATGGTAAAGATATTACATTTATGTATATAGTTAAAGCTGAATAACATTCAAGAGATGGAAGAAATTCCTGATGATTTTACAACTTAAAGACTAGCCAAAATAAAGTAACTAGTAAACAAAAACCTTAGTAATTTCACTAAGGTTTTTTTATTCATATTTTTTATTCCAGCGATTTGCTATTTTAGCTGTTTGTAATAATTTTTGTCACAAAATAATTGATTAACAATTTTTTTGTGACTGTGTCACTATCTTTATTAAGCTATTTTATAAAATGCAAATTTAATGCACTTTATAAAGTATTTATAAACTAGACATTTATAACAAACACAATCAGCTCATTCGCTCACCCTATAGGCGATCCGAGTTTTGTTTGTAGGGTAAAATATGAGTCAAAAATTTTATACGTTAATTACTCAACAAGGGGCAGCATTACTAGCCAATGCTACCACTTTAGGTATTCCACTCAAATTAAGTAAGATGGCTGTTGGTGATGCAAATGGTAGTGCGACAACACCAGATGCCAGTCAAACCAAATTAATTCATGAAGTATATAAAGCACCGCTTAATACATTAACCACGGATGAAAAAAATCCTAATCAAATCATCGCTGAATTAGTTATCCCTGAAAACCAGGGGGGGTGGTTTATTAATGAAATTGGTTTATATGATGAAGATGATACTTTAGTCGCTGTCGGTAATTGCCCTACTACCTATAAACCAAAACTATCCGAAGGCAGTGGTCGAACACAAGTCATACGAATGATTTTTGTGGTTGATAATGTTAGTGCGGTTACCCTTAAAATTGATCCATCTATAGTATTAGCCACCCGTCAATATGTGGAAGATTTAATTACCAGCAAAATGGCCAATCATGAACAAACTACTAATCACCCTAGTGCCACCACAAACTCAAAAGGGTTTGTTCAGTTAAATTCAGCCATTGATTCTAATCTTGAAAACCAAGCAGCAACACCTTTGGCAGTTAAACAAGTTAATGAGCGCGTAAACGAAATTACTGATAAATTTCATTGCGACGGACTTGAATCTCGCATCTATTCAGAAGATAAGCGATTTTGCTTGCTTATACGTAACGATGGTTCAATTGTGGGATATGATGTTAATGAAAATAAAATAATATGGCATTTTCAAAGAGAGGGATTCTTAAATGCAAAAATATCAGTGGATAATATTTTTGATTTAGAACACTTTATTAGTAATAAATCGATTCCAGTTGGAACCCCACAACCTTGGCCATGTAAACAACCTCCTGAAGGCTGGCTTGAGTGTAATGGTTCACCTTTCGATAAAGAACAATATCCTAAACTAGGTGCCGTATACCATCGTTGGCTACCAGATTTGCGAGGTGAATTTATAAGAGGTTGGGATCACTGGAAAGGAGCAGATCCAAATCGAGAAATATTAAGCTGGCAAGATTGCATGATTCAAAGTCACAACCATAGTACACTAATTGCAACCTACAATGAGCAAGGTGATGGTAATCCATGGGGTTCTGGTAGTGATAGATATGAAGAAGATTATATTTTTGACACAGCATATACGGGCGGACATGAGACCCGTCCCCGCAATGTTGCATTTATGTATATAGTTAAAGCAGAATAATTAGGAGGATATTGATGAAATACCAATTACAACCAGAATCAGCAGTATTAGATAATGACGGCTTAACAATTTCTGCCGGTTGGACAATTGTTTATAACGTTGATGCCAAAGGTGAATTTCTACAAACAACCTATCAATATTTACCAATTGGTGTTAGTTTACTGGCTAATGCTTAATTATTTGCTGAATTGAAAAACTATCGAGTGCTGGTAAATCGCATTGATATCGAACAAGTGCCAAATATCAAATGGCAAAACCAATCAAAATAAAGTTAATTAATCAACAAAAACCTTAGTAATTTCACTAAGGTTTTTTTATTCATATTTTTTATTTCTAGCGATTTGCTATTTTAGCTGTTTGTAATAATTTTTGTCACAAAATAATTGATTAACAATTTTTTTGTGACTGTGTCACTATCTTTAGCAATCCATTTTATAAAATGTAAATCTAATGCACTTTATAAAGTATTCATAAACTAGACATTTATAACAAACACAATCAGCTCATTCGCTCACCTTATAGGCGATCCGAGTTTTGTTTGTAGGGTAAAATATGAGTCAAAAATTTTATACGTTAATTACTCAACAAGGGGCAGCATTACTAGCCAATGCTACCACTTTAGGTATTCCACTCAAATTAAGTAAGATGGCTGTTGGTGATGCAAATGGTAGTGCGACAACACCAGATGCCAGTCAAACCAAATTAATTCATGAAGTATATAAAGCACCGCTTAATACATTAACCACGGATGAAAAAAATCCTAATCAAATCATCGCTGAATTAGTTATCCCTGAAAACCAGGGGGGGTGGTTTATTAATGAAATTGGTTTATATGATGAAGATGATACTTTAGTCGCTGTCGGTAATTGCCCTACTACCTATAAACCAAAACTATCCGAAGGCAGTGGTCGAACACAAGTCATACGAATGATTATTGTGGTTGATAATGTTAATGCGGTTACCCTTAAATTTGATCCATCTGTAGTATTAGCTACCCGTCAATATGTGGAAAATTTGATCACCAGCAAAATGGCCAATCATGAACAAACTACTAATCACCCTAGTGCCACTACAAACTCAAAAGGATTTGTTCAGTTAAATTCAGCCATTGATTCTAATCTCGAAAACCAAGCGGCAACACCATTGGCCGTAAAGAAAGCATACAATCTGGCAATTGACGCAGCAAAAAAAGCATACAATCTGGCTACTGATGCAATAAAAAAAGCTAATGATTTAATATCTGCTCATGAAAAATCAACTAATCACCCCAATGCTACTACAAACTCAAAAGGGTTTGTTCAGTTAAATTCAGCCATTGATTCTAACCTCGAAAACCAAGCGGCAACACCATTAGCCGTAAAGAAAGCATACAATCTGGTTACTGACGCAATAAAAAAAACAAATGATTTAATATCTGCTCATGAAAAATCAACTAATCACCCCAATGCTACTACAAACTCAAAAGGGTTTGTTCAGTTAAATTCAGCCATTGATTCTAACCTCGAAAACCAAGCGGCAACACCATTAGCCGTAAAGAAAGCATACAATCTGGTTACTGACGCAATAAAAAAAACAAATGATTTAATATCTGCTCATGAAAAATCAACCAATCACCCCAATGCCACTACTAAATCTAAAGGTTTTGTGCAATTAAATTCTTCAATCGATTCAACTATTGAAAATCAAGCAGCAACACCATTAGCTATTAGAAAAGTGTATGATGTGGCAAATGGAGCAATAAAACGTTCTGGTGACACGATGACGGGACAATTGATATTATCATCTGATGTAGGAATAAAACACAAATATAATGACAGTGAAGATTTGATGGTATTGAAGACATTTGACGATAATTATACACATCATTTTTATAATGCAAAAACAAATCAATGGCAAAACAAATTAATTTATAATTCAACAACAAATTCGTGGTGTTTTGAATATATTAATGACGTTATGATTAATGGCAAATCAGTATTAAAAGCAGGAGATGCTTATCAAAACTACGGTTTATTAAATAATACTGATTTAAATACACTCACGGGCACAAAATTCGGGTTTTATGGTCAAATTACAGATGCTAATGCAACTTCTAGCTCAAATTACCCTATCCAATTGGCTGGAAATTTAGCTGTATACCAAAATTATGCGGATATAGGAGTAGAAGGCTGCACGCAGGTATATTATACATATAGTAACAGTAGAATATTTATTAGAAATTATTTTTCACGCACAAAAACATGGACTAAATGGACTGAAAAAATCACAACAGCAAATATCAACAATTATCTACCTATCGGTATTCCTCAACCATGGCCATGTAATCAACCTCCTGAAGGTTGGCTTGAATGTAATGGTTCTGGTTTTAATAAAAATCAATTTCCTAAACTGGGTGCTGCATACCCCCAAGGTTTTCTGCCAGATTTACGAGGTGAATTTATTCGGGGTTGGGATAATGCTAGAGGAGTTGATAAAGAACGAGGGATCTTGAAGTGGCAAGCTCCCCAAATTTCAGCGCATAAACATGTTGGAGGATGGGGTGAAAATCGTAGTGATTATAATAGTTCTCAAATGCAAAGATCTGCACCATTTGGATGTACTGGCAACACAGGCTATTGGGCTGGTGCAAAAGGTAGTGATTTTGATAATGGATTTTTCTATACAAACGACGCTACCAATGGCAGTATAAATGTTTCTGCAGGAACTACTTCATGGCATGATTTAAATCCCAATGGATTAGTTGGTAATGAAACTCGCCCCAGAAATATCGCATTTATGTATATAGTTAAAGCAGAATAATTAGGAGAAAAATAATGAAATATCAATTACAACCAGAATCAGCAGTATTAGATAATAAAGGCTTAACAATTTGAGCTGACTGGGCAATTGTTTATAACATTGACATTAAAGGTGAATTTCTACAAACAACCTACCAATATTTACCAATTGGTGTTAGTTTACTGGCTAATGCTTAATTATTTGCTGAATTGAAAAACTATCGAGTGCTGGTAAATCGCATTGATATCGAACAAGTGCCAAATATCAAATGGCAAAACCAATCAAAATAAAGTTAATTAATCAACAAAAACCTTAGTAATTTCACTAAGGTTTTTTTATTCATATTTTTTATTTCTAGCGATTTGCTATTTTAGCTGTTTGTAATCATTTTTTTTACAACCCCATCCATTAACTAATTTTTTTAGACTATGTCACTATCTTTAGCAATCCATTTTATAAAATGTAAATCTAATGCACTTTATAAAGTATTCATAAACTAGACATTTATAACAAACACAATCAGCTCATTCGCTCACCTTATAGGCGATCCGAGTTTTGTTTGTAGGGTAAAATATGAGTCAAAAATTTTATACGTTAATTACTCAACAAGGGGCAGCATTACTAGCCAATGCTACCACTTTAGGTATTCCACTCAAATTAAGTAAGATGGCTGTTGGTGATGCAAATGGTAGTGCGACAACACCAGATGCCAGTCAAACCAAATTAATTCATGAAGTATATAAAGCACCGCTTAATACATTAACCACGGATGAAAAAAATCCTAATCAAATCATCGCTGAATTAGTTATCCCTGAAAACCAGGGGGGGTGGTTTATTAATGAAATTGGTTTATATGATGAAGATGATACTTTAGTCGCTGTCGGTAATTGCCCTACTACCTATAAACCAAAACTATCCGAAGGCAGTGGTCGAACACAAGTCATACGAATGATTATTGTGGTTGATAATGTTAATGCGGTTACCCTTAAATTTGATCCATCTGTAGTATTAGCTACCCGTCAATATGTGGAAAATTTGATCACCAGCAAAATGGCCAATCATGAACAAACTACTAATCACCCTAGTGCCACTACAAACTCAAAAGGATTTGTTCAGTTAAATTCAGCCATTGATTCTAATCTCGAAAACCAAGCGGCAACACCATTGGCCGTAAAGAAAGCATACAATCTGGCAATTGACGCAGCAAAAAAAGCATACAATCTGGCTACTGACGCAATAAAAAAAGCTAATGATTTAATATCTGCTCATGAAAAATCAACCAATCACCCCAATGCTACTACAAACTCAAAAGGGTTTGTTCAGTTAAATTCAGCCATTGATTCTAATCTCGAAAACCAAGCAGCAACACCATTGGCCGTAAAGAAAGCATACAATCTGGCAGTTGACGCAGCAAAAAAAGCTAATGATTTAATATCTGCTCATGAAAAATCAACCAATCACCCCAATGCTACCACAAACTCAAAAGGGTTTGTTCAGTTAAATTCAGCCATTGATTCTAACCTCGAAAACCAAGCGGCAACACCATTAGCCGTAAAGAAAGCATACAATCTGGTTACTGACGCAATAAAAAAAACAAATGATTTAATATCTGCTCATGAAAAATCAACCAATCACCCCAATGCCACTACTAAATCTAAAGGTTTTGTGCAATTAAATTCTTCAATCGATTCAACTATTGAAAATCAAGCAGCAACACCCAAAGCGGTTCGTGATACTTATGAGTACGCAAGAGTAGTCGATAATAAAGCAATAACTGCTCATGAGCATGCCAATAACGCTCATAATAGAATTAGTGAGACCAACAATGCATTATCAAATATAACAGATAGATTAAAATATTTAAATGACCGCTCTCAACTCTCTACAGCTAACAAACGTTATGTTTTTGTTATCCAAGACGATGCTGCTGCAGGTGTATTTGATGTTGTTAATGACAAATTTGTCTGGAGTTTCAATAATGATGGTTTGTGTGCCGGCTATGTTGATTCATCACGAGTTGGGGGATTAGATCAATTTGTTAAAGATAGAACGACACCGGTGGGAGTGCCGATGCCATGGCCACAAGTTCATCCACCTACTGGATATTTTGAATGCAATGGAGCTGAATTTGATAAAAACCAATTTCAAAAACTAGCTGCTGCATATCCATCTGGAAAATTACCAGACTTACGAGGTGAATTTATTAGAGGTTGGGATAATACGAGGGGATCTGATCCATCTCGAATGATTTTAAGTTGGCAACAAGATACAATTCGAAACATTTATGGTAATGTGTGGCCAATTTCAGAAACATTTGGTCATCATGGCGGTACAGGTGATGGAGCATTTAGAGCGTTTAGCAAAATGGCTAAAGGAACGCCGACTAGCACTGATGAAGGGGGCGCTGGTGGATTTAGTTTTGATGCATCACGTGTTGTACCTGTTGCTCATGAAAATCGACCACGTAATGTCGCATTTATGTATATAGTTAAAGCAGAATAATAAAGAAAAGACAAAGTTAGTTTACTGGCTAATGCTTAATTATTTGCTGAATTGAAAAACTATCGAGTCCTGGTAAATCGCATTAATATCGAACAAGTGCCAAATATCAAATGGCAAAACCAATCAAAATAAAGTAACTAGTAAACAAAAACCTTAGTAATTTCACTAAGGTTTTTTTATTCATATTTTTTATTTCTAGCGATTTGCTATTTTAGCTGTTTGTAATAATTTTTGTCACAAAACAATTGATTAACAATTTTTTTGTGACTGTGTCACTATCTTTATTAAGCTATTTTATAAAATGCAAATTTAATGCACTTTATAAAGTATTTATAAACTAGACATTTATAACAAACACAATCAGCTCATTCGCTCACCCTATAGGCGATCCGAGTTTTGTTTGTAGGGTAAAATATGAGTCAAAAATTTTATACGTTAATTACTCAACAAGGGGCAGCATTACTAGCCAATGCTACCACTTTAGGTATTCCACTCAAATTAAGTAAGATGGCTGTTGGTGATGCAAATGGTAGTGCGACAACACCAGATGCCAGTCAAACCAAATTAATTCATGAAGTATATAAAGCACCGCTTAATACATTAACCACGGATGAAAAAAATCCTAATCAAATCATCGCTGAATTAGTTATCCCTGAAAACCAGGGGGGGTGGTTTATTAATGAAATTGGTTTATATGATGAAGATGATACTTTAGTCGCTGTCGGTAATTGCCCTACTACCTATAAACCAAAACTATCCGAAGGCAGTGGTCGAACACAAGTCATACGAATGATTTTTGTGGTTGATAATGTTAGTGCGGTTACCCTTAAAATTGATCCATCTATAGTATTAGCCACCCGTCAATATGTGGAAGATTTAATTACCAGCAAAATGGCCAATCATGAACAAACTACTAATCACCCTAGTGCCACCACAAACTCAAAAGGGTTTGTTCAGTTAAATTCAGCCATTGATTCTAATCTTGAAAACCAAGCAGCAACACCTTTGGCAGTTAAACAAGTTAATGAGCGCGTAAACGAAATTACTGATAAATTTCATTGCGACGGACTTGAATCTCGCATCTATTCAGAAGATAAGCGATTTTGCTTGCTTATACGTAACGATGGTTCAATTGTGGGATATGATGTTAATGAAAATAAAATAATATGGCATTTTCAAAGAGAGGGATTCTTAAATGCAAAAATATCAGTGGATAATATTTTTGATTTAGAACACTTTATTAGTAATAAATCGATTCCAGTTGGAACCCCACAACCTTGGCCATGTAAACAACCTCCTGAAGGCTGGCTTGAGTGTAATGGTTCACCTTTCGATAAAGAACAATATCCTAAACTAGGTGCCGTATACCATCGTTGGCTACCAGATTTGCGAGGTGAATTTATAAGAGGTTGGGATCACTGGAAAGGAGCAGATCCAAATCGAGAAATATTAAGCTGGCAAGATTGCATGATTCAAAGTCACAACCATAGTACACTAATTGCAACCTACAATGAGCAAGGTGATGGTAATCCATGGGGTTCTGGTAGTGATAGATATGAAGAAGATTATATTTTTGACACAGCATATACGGGCGGACATGAGACCCGTCCCCGCAATGTCGCATTTATGTATATAGTTAAAGCAGAATAATTAGGAGAAAAATAATGAAATATCAATTACAACCAGAATCAGCAGTATTAGATAATGACGGCTTAACAATTTCTGCCGGTTGGACAATTGTTTATAACGTTGATGCCAAAGGTGAATTTATACAAACAACCTATCAATATTTACCAATTGGTGTTGGCTTACCAGCTAATGCTTATTTAGAAGCACCAAAAAGTGTTAAAGATAATCAGGCAATCATTCATGATGGCCAACAATGGACCTATCCTAAAGATTTGCGTGGCACTAAAATTTACTCAATTGAAACAGGTGCAGAAACTACCCTTCAAGAGGTAGGTGAAATTCCTGATGGTTATACTGATTTAAAACCAGCCAGTGAATTTGATAGCTGGGATGGAAAAAAATGGCAATTTGATAAAAATAAACAGCATCAATATGAAATCAATCAAGCTTCAACCAAGAAAAATCAACTTCTCGCTGAAGCAACAACGCAAATCAGTTATTTACAAGATGCTGTTGATTCACAAATTGCCAGTGAGCAAGAATCACATTTATTAAGTGAATGGAAGAAATATCGAGTGTTAGTAAATCGCATTGATATCGAACAAGTGCCTAATATCGAATGGCCAAACCAACCAAAATAAAGTTAATTAATCAACAAAAACCTTAGTAATTTCACTAAGGTTTTTTTATTTACATCTTATATTTCTAGCGATTAGTTATTTTAGCTGTTTGTAATCATTTTTTTTACAACACCATCTATTAACTAATTTTTTTAGACTATGTCACTATCTTTAGCAATCCATTTTATAAAATGTAAATCTAATGCACTTTATAAAGTATTCATAAACTAGACATTTAAAACAAACACAATCAGCTCATTCGATCGCCCTATAGGCGATTCGAATTTTTTTATAGGAATGAAAATATGAGTCAAAAGTTTTATACGTTAATTACTCAACAAGGGGCAGCATTACTAGCCAATGCTACCACTTTAGGTATTCCACTTAAATTATGTAAGATGGCTGTTGGTGATGCAAATGGTAGTGCGACAACACCAGATGCCAGTCAAACCAAATTAATTCATGAAGTATATAATGCACCACTTAATTCATTAACCACGGATGAAAAAAATCCTAATCAAATCATCGCTGAATTAGTTATCCCTGAAAATCAGGGGGGGTGGTTTATTAATGAAATCGGTTTATATGATGAAGATGATACTTTAGTCGCTGTCGGTAATTGTCCTGCTACCTATAAACCAAAACTATCCGAAGGCAGTGGTCGAACACAAGTCATACGAATGATTATTGTGGTTGATAATGTTAATGCGGTTACCCTTAAATTTGATCCATCTGTAGTATTAGCTACCCGTCAATATGTGGAAAATTTGATCACCAGCAAAATGGCCAATCATGAACAAACTATTAATCACCCTAGTGCCACTACAAACTCAAAAGGGTTTGTTCAGTTAAATTCAGCCATTGATTCTAACCTCGAAAACCAAGCAGCAACACCATTGGCCGTAAAGAAAGCATACAATCTGGCTACTGATGCAATAAAAAAAGCTAATGATTTAATATCTGCTCATGAAAAATCAACCAACCACCCCAATGCTACTACAAACTCAAAAGGGTTTGTTCAGTTAAATTCAGCCATTGATTCTAACCTCGAAAACCAAGCGGCAACACCATTAGCCGTAAAGAAAGCATACAATCTGGTTACTGACGCAATAAAAAAAACAAATGATTTAATATCTGCTCATGAAAAATCAACTAATCACCCCAATGCTACTACAAACTCAAAAGGGTTTGTTCAGTTAAATTCAGCCATTGATTCTAACCTCGAAAACCAAGCGGCAACACCATTAGCCGTAAAGAAAGCATACAATCTGGTTACTGACGCAATAAAAAAAACAAATGATTTAATATCTGCTCATGAAAAATCAACCAATCACCCCAATGCCACTACTAAATCTAAAGGTTTTGTGCAATTAAATTCTTCAATCGATTCAACTATTGAAAATCAAGCAGCAACACCATTAGCTATTAGAAAAGTGTATGATGTGGCAAATGGAGCAATAAAACGTTCTGGTGACACGATGACGGGACAATTGATATTATCATCTGATGTAGGAATAAAACACAAATATAATGACAGTGAAGATTTGATGGTATTGAAGACATTTGACGATAATTATACACATCATTTTTATAATGCAAAAACAAATCAATGGCAAAACAAATTAATTTATAATTCAACAACAAATTCGTGGTGTTTTGAATATATTAATGACGTTATGATTAATGGCAAATCAGTATTAAAAGCAGGAGATGCTTATCAAAACTACGGTTTATTAAATAATACTGATTTAAATACACTCACGGGCACAAAATTCGGGTTTTATGGTCAAATTACAGATGCTAATGCAACTTCTAGCTCAAATTACCCTATCCAATTGGCTGGAAATTTAGCTGTATACCAAAATTATGCGGATATAGGAGTAGAAGGCTGCACGCAGGTATATTATACATATAGTAACAGTAGAATATTTATTAGAAATTATTTTTCACGCACAAAAACATGGACTAAATGGACTGAAAAAATCACAACAGCAAATATCAACAATTATCTACCTATCGGTATTCCTCAACCATGGCCATGTAATCAACCTCCTGAAGGTTGGCTTGAATGTAATGGTTCTGGTTTTAATAAAAATCAATTTCCTAAACTGGGTGCTGCATACCCCCAAGGTTTTCTGCCAGATTTACGAGGTGAATTTATTCGGGGTTGGGATAATGCTAGAGGAGTTGATAAAGAACGAGGGATCTTGAAGTGGCAAGCTCCCCAAATTTCAGCGCATAAACATGTTAGCGCATTGGGTGAAAATCGTAGTGATCTTAATAGTTCTCAAATGCAAAGATCTGCACCATTTGGATCTACAGGCATTAAAGGCTGTTGGTATGGCGGAGCAAGTAGTGATTATGATAATTCACTTTTCTATACGAACAATGGTACCAATGGTAGCATAAATATCCCTGCTGGTACTACTTCATGGAATGATCTAAACCTTCCTGGATTAGTCGGTGATGAAACTCGCCCCAGAAATATCGCATTTATGTATATAGTTAAAGCAGAATGATTAGGAGAAAAATAATGAAATATCAATTACAACCAGAATCAGCAGTATTAGATAATGACGGCTTAACAATTTCTGCCGGTTGGACAATTGTTTATAACGTTGATGCCAAAGGTGAATTTATACAAACAACCTATCAATATTTACCAATTGGTGTTGGCTTACCAGCTAATGCTTATTTAGAAGCACCAAAAAGTGTTAAAGATAATCAGGCAATCATTCATGATGGCCAACAATGGACCTATCCTAAAGATTTGCGTGGCACTAAAATTTACTCAATTGAAACAGGTGCAGAAACTACCCTTCAAGAGGTAGGTGAAATTCCTGATGGTTATACTGATTTAAAACCAGCCAGTGAATTTGATAGCTGGGATGGAAAAAAATGGCAATTTGATAAAAATAAACAGCATCAATATGAAATCAATCAAGCTTCAACCAAGAAAAATCAACTTCTCGCTGAAGCAACAACGCAAATCAGTTATTTACAAGATGCTGTTGATTCACAAATTGCCAGTGAGCAAGAATCACATTTATTAAGTGAATGGAAGAAATATCGAGTGTTAGTAAATCGCATTGATATCGAACAAGCGCCTAATATCGAATGGCCAAACCAACCAAAATAAAGTTAATTAATCAACAAAAACCTTAGTAATTTCACTAAGGTTTTTTTATTTACATCTTATATTTCTAGCGATTAGTTATTTTAGCTGTTTGTAATCATTTTTTTTACAACACCATCTATTAACTAATTTTTTTAGACTATGTCACTATCTTTAGAAATCCATTTTATAAAATGTAAATCTAATGCACTTTATAAAGTATTCATAAACTAGACATTTAAAACAAACACAATCAGCTCATTCGATCGCCCTATAGGCGATTCGAATTTTTTTATAGGAATGAAAATATGAGTCAAAAGTTTTATACGTTAATTACTCAACAAGGGGCAGCATTACTAGCCAATGCTACCGCTTTAGGTATTCCACTTAAATTATGTAAGATGGCTGTTGGTGATGCAAATGGTAGTGCGACGACACCAGATGCCAGTCAAACCAAATTAATTCATGAAGTATATAAAGCACCGCTTAATTCATTAACCACGGATGAAAAAAATCCTAATCAAATCATCGCTGAATTAGTTATCCCTGAAAATCAGGGTGGTTGGTTTATTAATGAAATCGGTTTATATGATGAAGATGATACTTTAGTCGCTGTCGGTAATTGCCCTACTACCTATAAACCAAAACTATCTGAAGGCAGTGGTCGAACACAAGTCGTACGAATGATTTTTATGATTGGTAATGGTAATGATCTTTCTCTTAAAATTGATCCATCTGTAGTATTAGCTACCCGTCAATATGTGGAAGAATTAATCACCACTAAAATAGAGGTATTAGAGCAATTCGTTAAAGATAAAATTACACCGGTGGGAGTGCCGATGCCATGGCCACAAATTCATCCACCTACTGGATATTTTGAATGCAATGGAGCTGAATTTGATAAAAACCAATTTCAAAAATTAGCTACTGCATATCCATCTGGAAAATTACCAGATTTGCGAGGCGAATTTATTCGGGGTTGGGATAATGCTAGAGGCGTTGATCCAAATCGAATGATTTTAGATTGGCAGCAAGATGCTATTAGAGATATATGGGGCCGCTTATCTGTCGTTGGTCGAAGTGCGGGTCAAGGACCAATTGAAGCAGAAGGAGTTTTTAGTTCTGATTCTCGATGGAGTGCTGCAGTGAGAACAGGCAGTGCTGATGATTGGGGGAGAGTTTATTCCTTCAATGCATCACGTGTTGTACCAGTTGCCAATGAAAACCGTCCCCGCAATGTCGCATTTATGTATATAGTTAAAGCAGAATAATTAGGAGAAAAATAATGAAATATCAATTACAACCAGAATCAGCAGTATTAGATAATGACGGCTTAACAATTTCTGCCGGTTGGACAATTGTTTATAACGTTGATGCCAAAGGTGAATTTATACAAACAACCTATCAATATTTACCAATTGGTGTTGGCTTACCAGCTAATGCTTATTTAGAAGCACCAAAAAGTGTTAAAGATAATCAGGCAATCATTCATGATGGCCAACAATGGACCTATCCTAAAGATTTGCGTGGCACTAAAATTTACTCAATTGAAACAGGTGCAGAAACTACCCTTCAAGAGGTAGGTGAAATTCCTGATGGTTATACTGATTTAAAACCAGCCAGTGAATTTGATAGCTGGGATGGAAAAAAATGGCAATTTGATAAAAATAAACAGCATCAATATGAAATCAATCAAGCTTCAACCAAGAAAAATCAACTTCTCGCTGAAGCAACAACGCAAATCAGTTATTTACAAGATGCTGTTGATTCACAAATTGCCAGTGAGCAAGAATCACATTTATTAAGTGAATGGAAGAAATATCGAGTGTTAGTAAATCGCATTGATATCGAACAAGCGCCTAATATCGAATGGCCAAACCAACCAAAATAAAGTTAATTAATCAACAAAAACCTTAGTAATTTCACTAAGGTTTTTTTATTTACATCTTATATTTCTAGCAATTTGCTATTTTAGCTGTTTGTAATCATTTTTTTTACAACACCATCTATTAACTAATTTTTTTAGACTATGTCACTATCTTTAGCAATCCATTTTATAAAATGTAAATCTAATGCACTTTATAAAGTATTTATAAACTAGATATTTAAAACAAACACAATCAGCTCATTCGATCGCCCTATAGGCGATTCAAATTTTTTATAGGAATGAAAATATGAGTCAAAAGTTTTATACGTTAATTACTCAACAAGGGGCAGCATTACTAGCCAATGCTACCGCTTTAGGTATTCCACTTAAATTATGTAAGATGGCTGTTGGTGATGCAAATGGTAGTGCGACAACACCAGATGCCAGTCAAACCAAATTAATTCATGAAGTATATAAAGCACCACTTAATTCATTAACCACGGATGAAAAAAATCCTAATCAAATCATCGCTGAATTAGTTATCCCTGAAAATCAGGGTGGTTGGTTTATTAATGAAATCGGTTTATATGATGAAGATGATACTTTAGTCGCTGTCGGTAATTGCCCTATTACCTATAAACCAAAACTATCCGAAGGCAGTGGTCGAACACAAGTCATACGAATGATTATTGTGGTTGATAATGTTAATGCGGTTACCCTTAAAATTGATCCATCTATAGTATTAGCCACCCGTCAATATGTGGAAAATTTGATCACCAGCAAAATGGCCAATCATGAACAAACTACTAATCACCCTAATGCCACCACAAACTCAAAAGGGTTTGTTCAGTTAAATTCAGCCATTGATTCTAATCTCGAAAACCAAGCGGCAACACCATTGGCCGTAAAGAAAGCATACAATCTGGCTACTGACGCAATAAAAAAAGCTAATGATTTAATATCTGCTCATGAAAAATCAACCAACCACCCCAATGCTACCACAAACTCAAAAGGGTTTGTTCAGTTAAATTCAGCCATTGATTCTAACCTCGAAAACCAAGCAGCAACACCATTGGCCGTAAAGAAAGCATACAATCTGGCTACTGACGCAATAAAAAAAACAAATGATTTAATATCTGCTCATGAAAAATCAACTAATCACCCCAATGCTACCACAAACTCAAAAGGGTTTGTTCAGTTAAATTCAGCCATTGATTCTAACCTCGAAAACCAAGCGGCAACACCATTAGCCGTAAAGAAAGCATACAATCTGGCAGTTGACGCAGCAAAAAAAGCTAATGATTTAATATCTGCTCATGAAAAATCAACCAATCACCCCAATGCTACTACAAACTCAAAAGGGTTTGTTCAATTAAATTCAGCTACTAATTCAACAATTGAAAATCAAGCAGCAACACCCAAAGCGGTTCGTGATACTTATGAGTACGCAAGAGTAGTCGATAATAAAGCAATAACTGCTCATGAGCATGCCAATAACGCTCATAATAGAATTAGTGAGACCAACAATGCATTATCAAATATAACAGATAGATTAAAATATTTAAATGACCGCTCTCAACTCTCTACAGCTAACAAACGTTATGTTTTTGTTATCCAAGACGATGCTGCTGCAGGTGTATTTGATGTTGTTAATGACAATTTTGTCTGGAGTTTCAATAATGATGGTTTGTGTGCCGGCTATGTTGATTCATCACGAGTTGGGGGATTAGATCAATTTGTTAAAGATAGAACGACACCAGTGGGAGTGCCGATGCCATGGCCACAAGTTCATCCACCTACTGGATATTTTGAATGCAATGGAGCTGAATTTGATAAAAACCAATTTCAAAAACTAGCTGCTGCATATCCATCTGGAAAATTACCAGATTTGCGAGGCGAATTTATTCGGGGTTGGGATAATGTTAGAGGAGTTGATCCAAATCGAATGATTTTAGACTGGCAGCAAGATGCTATTAGAGATATATGGGGACGGGTATCTGTCGTCGGTCGAGGTGCTGGTTATGGACCAGTTCAGGCAGAAGGAGCTTTTGCAATTGATTCTCGATGGAGTGCTGAAGTGAAAGCCGGCAACGCAGATGAATGGGGACGACTGTATTCCTTTAATGCATCACGTGTTGTACCAGTTGCCAATGAAAACCGTCCCCGCAATGTCGCATTTATGTATATAGTTAAAGCAGAATAATTAGGAGAAAAATAATGAAATATCAATTACAACCAGAATCAGCAGTATTAGATAATGACGGCTTAACAATTTCTGCCGGTTGGACAATTGTTTATAACGTTGATGCCAAAGGTGAATTTATACAAACAACCTATCAATATTTACCAATTGGTGTTGGCTTACCAGCTAATGCTTATTTAGAAGCACCAAAAAGTGTTAAAGATAATCAGGCAATCATTCATGATGGCCAACAATGGACCTATCCTAAAGATTTGCGTGGCACTAAAATTTACTCAATTGAAACAGGTGCAGAAACTACCCTTCAAGAGGTAGGTGAAATTCCTGATGGTTATACTGATTTAAAACCAGCCAGTGAATTTGATAGCTGGGATGGAAAAAAATGGCAATTTGATAAAAATAAACAGCATCAATATGAAATCAATCAAGCTTCAACCAAGAAAAATCAACTTCTCGCTGAAGCAACAACGCAAATCAGTTATTTACAAGATGCCGTTGATTCACAAATTGCCAATGAGCAAGAAGCACAATTACTCATTGAATGGAAAAAATATCGAGTGATGGTAAATCGCATTGATATCGAACAAACACCAAATATTGACTGGCCAAAAAATCCAAATAATTAATTTTAAGAATAATCTCTGTCATTTAGCTATACGATTTAGGATAATAAATGACAGTTTTTAAGTTTGTTATATACATTATATCTGATAAAGATTTTCAATATAAATTGTAATGATTTTAAGTACAAATCCAATCACTAACTCCTTTGTAATAAATATGTAAATATTGATAAGTACATTAACTTTACAATATGTAAATTACAACGGAGAACTTATGGCTAACGACTATCATCACGGCGTCCGAGTCATCGAAATCAACGAAGGTTCACGCTCTATCAGAACAGTATCAACTGCTGTTATTGGTATTGTTTGTACTGGCGATGATGCCGATGAGACGCATTTTCCACTTAACACCCCAGTTTTGATTACCAATGTCAATACCGCAATTGGCAAAGCTGGCTCAATAGGAACACTTAAACCAACACTAGAAGCAATTGCAGATCAATGTTCACCTGTTATTGTTGCGGTTCGAGTTGAAGAAGGTGCAACTATTGAAGAGACTGAAGCAAATATCATTGGTACTACGACTGAAGATGGCAAATATACTGGTATGAAAGCACTGCTTTCAGCACAAACTCAATTAAAAGTAAAACCACGTATTTTAGGTGTGCCTGGTTATGACTCATTACCTGTTGCAACTGCGTTAGTCTCATTAGCACAAAAATTACGTGCCTTTTGTTATGTTTCAGCTTTTGGTGCTAAAACCAAAGAGCAAGCGGTACTTTATCGCGATAAATTAGGTGCTCGTGAAGCAATGGTAATTTGGCCAAATTTTATCGGCTTTGATAACACACAAAAACAAAACGTCACTTTAGCTGCAACGGCTAGAGCTTTAGGGCTACGTGCCCAAATTGACCAGAAAGTTGGTTGGCATAAAACTTTATCAAATGTTCCTGTCAATGGTGTTACGGGCATTTCTAACGATGTATTTTGGGATTTGCAAGAAGAAAGCTCTGATTCAAATTACTTAAACGAACACGATGTAACTACCTTAATTTGCAATCAAGGCTATCGCTTCTGGGGATCTCGAACTTGTTCTGCTGATACATTATTTGCGTTTGAAAACTACACTCGTACAGCACAAGTATTAGCTGACACTATCGCTGAAGCACAATTTCAATTAGTTGACGCACCAATGCATGCTTCTTTAATTAAAGATTTAATTGAATCAATTAATAATAAATTCCGTGAATTAAAATCTAACGGTTATATTATTGATGGTAAAGCATGGTTTGATCCTGAAGCTAATACAGCAGACATTCTAAAAGCAGGTAAATTATATATTGATTATGATTATACACCTGTCCCGCCACTTGAAAATCTTATGTTACGCCAACGCATTACCGATAAATATTTGGTTGATCTGGCTAATTCTGTCGCCACTAACTAAGGGGGAATAATTAAATGGCTCTACCAAAAAAACTCAAATACTTCAATGTTTATGTCAACGGAACCTCTTTTGTTGGTGAAGTAGAATCATTCACACCACCAAAATTAACACGAAAATTTGAAAATTATCGTGGTGCCGGCATGCCAGCAAGCGTTCCAATCGACATGGGATATGAAGATGATGCATTAAATATTGAATGGACAATCGGTGGGTTAGCTCATGAAGTACTAAAACAGCATGGTAGTTCACTCAATGGCGTCACTTTACGTTTTGCAGGTGCTTATCAAAAAGAAGATAGTGAAGACTTTGTTAAAGTTGAAATTATCGTTAACGGTCGTCATAAAAAACACGATCGTGGTGAACTTAAACTGGGTGGAAGCAACCTAACCAAAATTACGACGAAATGCACTTACTATAAAGAGATCGTCGATAACGAAGAAATTATTGAAATCGACGTGATCAACATGATCGACAAAGTAAACGGTGAAGATCGTCTATCAAAAGCACGCAATGCAATTGGACTATAAAAATTATATTTACAATTAATTATTTAGATAAAAAAGCCCGAAAGGGCTTCTTACGAGGGGAAACAAATGGCTAATATAAAAAAAATCACTTTAAAAACTGGAATTACATCAGGTAAATCCACCATAAACGAATTAACTATTCGCAAACCTTTAACAGGTGATTTACGTGGAGTTAAATTACTCGAATTTATTGATTTAGATATCGATTCATTAGCAAAAGTATTACCACGCATTACAACACCATCTATTGCTGAACATGAAGTATTTAATTTAGATTTAATTGACTTATCGGAAATTACTAAAGAGGTAATTAATTTTTTGTCCCCGAACTCGAACGATGCCAACAAGGAATCCCTAACCGAGTAGAAGAGGCAATGGCAGATATTGCGTTAATCTTTCATTGGCAACCGTCTGCCATGGATGAACTAAACTTATCTGAACTCATGGAATGGCGAGAGCATGCTCGTGTCAGAAATGGTACTAATTATCAAGAATAATCACTAAATAAATTATAAAAAATAAAAGGCACCATTTGACATTATTGATTTTTATATAATTTTAAAAATAGAATCATATTTAATTAATGCGCTCAATATAAACATCATTAATCAAAATCAGAAATACAGAGTTAATTAATTATGACCAAAAAATCTAAGAAAAAATCAAAACAAGAAAATAATAGATTTGGAGCTAATAATACGAATAAGCCTCAGTCTAATGTAAAGTCTTCTGAATTTAATGATTTAAAAAAAGTTAATGAGCAGGCTAATTCTATCATCGTTAACAAAATTTCAGATAATGAAGAAAAAAGAATCTCGAAAAGTAAAGAAATAAAAGAAACTAAAGTAAATGTCGTCAAACCGACATTAAAAAAATTAGAAAAAACATTTTATTTCCCTATTAAATTTAAGCCTGCAATAAATAAGGTAGCAAGACAAGTTAAAAGTCTACGTGATCTACAAGGAAAACCAATTAAATCATTTGACAATATTAAATTTAAAATTCAATCATTTAACCAACAAATATCGCCCCTCAAAGGAGCATTAGGTATTGCTGAGCAAGTAGAATACAATGCCAAATTAGGTATAACCAAACAAAGCGATCTAATAAGTGAACAACACAAACAACTGCTAAATTTCACCAAAATCTCGACAATATCGGCCAATACATTTGGTTTACCAATCAAAAAATCAGCAACGAATTTGAGTGAAATTACCAACCCATTTAAAATTCCAATAGAAAATATTGAAATTTTAACTGACACGATTAACCATTTAAGTGACAACACCGATGCTAATGCTGCAAACATCATTAGAAAATTAAAAAGCATGGTTGATATTGCTGATAAACTCAATTTTAAAAAAGTTATGGCATTAAATTCAGCATTCTTAAACTTAAATATAAAAACAGATGGAGTGATTGCTGATACGTACGCTATTGACAAAAGTTTATCAACAAAAACTCAATCAAATCATTTCCAAAAAACTTTACAATCACTTGAATTTGATACCATTGGAATAATACAAAAAATACAAATACCCATTAAACAACAAAATACAACACAACAAACACAAATTCATAGAGACCTATTTGGTACCAAACAAACCCAAAACGTAAACAAGCTTACTAATAATTTGCCTTTACTTAATCAACAACAAACAATAATTAAAAGTCCAAATGCAAATGGTTCGTTACAACTAAAAGCCGATATCAAAGGTAAAAGCTTCGCTTCACAATACCAATTGTTAAAGGCCTCACTAACGAACATATCAAATTCAATCGGTGGCTCCATACAAGGACTAATAGTTAGTGCAATGCCATTGTTAACAAATCTAACAGTAAGTACCCGGCAATTGATTAATAACCACCCTACTTTTGCAGCTACGTTTATAGAAATAATCTCAATTACATCCATTATAAGTACAGCACTAAGTGCACTAGGGAAAATACCTACCAAAATCTTTATAAGTACATTAAATCGATTAGAAACTGTTATCACAACAGATAGTCGAGCATATTTACTCAATTCTATCGGGATTGTCGCCACTACTACTCTTGTAATTAGAAAAAATTGCGAACTATTCAGTGCCTTTTTCAGTGGTTTTTGTGAAAGACTTACCAATGAAATACGACCATTAAGAGATACATTTTCTTTTTTAGACCCAATATTTACTACTACCAGTGATGCAATTGGTAGAGTAATTAATTGGTTTAGTGAATTATTAGCACTAATAAAACTATTTAAAACGATCGTTGAAGTGGTGAGTAATGTCTGGGATCTTATTAAGTCATTGCCTGACAAAATAGCTGCAATATCAAGCAAAATAAAAGAACTTCTTACTGACGAAAATGGGTTATTGTCCATATTTACCATTTTTGTGAGTGATATTGTTAATATGCTAACAAATGGTATGAAAAATCGATGTAATGACTTAAAAGATAATATTTTAAAGTTTGGTAATGATGTATCCAGTTGGTTCAAATCAGAATTAGTAGTTAATTCACCATCAAATGTCTTTAAAAAATTCGGTATTAATGTTATTGAAGACTATCAACTATGGATTGATAGAACGCAAGGTGGTGTTCTAGATTCAATGAGTAAATTTACTGACAAAGTCACAATAAATGCACCATACATGCCATTAAATACTATGAATAATAGAACAACTCCTATTGACAATTCGGGAATTAGTAATATTCAAGAAGGAATATCACAATACTACATTACCATCAATGCAGCACCTGGCATGAATGAACAAGAAATAGCAAGAGTTATCACTCAAGAACTTGATCGTCGAGAACAACAGAAATTATTTCAAATTAGAAGCAGCTTAAGGGATATTTACTAAAATGATGATGTGCTACGGTTTTTTTGTTTTTTGCTTAAAAACATTACCCTTTCAAAATATGAAAGTAAACAAAAGTTGGAACTGGGCAGCTAATAATAGAGTCAACCAACGCTCAGCATTACAATTTACAGGTCCTAATAACGAAACAATAACTTTATCAGGTACAGTATACAGTGAAATAACTGATGGTAGGGTCAGTATTGACCTTTTGGAACGTATGGCGGATTTATCAGTACCAATGCCACTCATTGAAGGCAACGGTGTACCACTTGGTTTTTTTGTACTAAATAATGTTGATAAAACTTACACCGAACTAAATCGTAATGGCACTCCGCGAAAAATTGATTTCACCATCAAACTAACTAAAGTTGATATTCCTGACTTTTTTAGTGAAAGTGCAATCAAAGACATTATAGATATTATTAAATAGGTGCAATATGGCTAGTCCTTTCTTTAAAATTATGTTATTAAATGATGAAAAAAAACTAGATATCACCCCAAAGTTTGATAATCGCCTAATATCAATGACGATTGAAGATAATAATGGATTTGAAGCAGACACAATTGATTTGGTTATTGATGATTCTGACCAAAAAATAAAGTTACCTCAGAGAGGGGCAAAACTAGAAGTTACGCTTGGCTGGTCAGCTGACAACCAAAATACCACTATTAATAATAAACAAGAGGTAATATTGGGAGCAAATATAAAAAATATTTTTAACATCACACAAGTTACTCATTCTGGAGCACCTGATATCATCACTATTAGAGGAGCTAGTGCCAATCTATCCGAAATATTTATAAATAAACTTCATGAACGAATGTATGACAATATTACTATTAATACTTTAGTATCGACTATTGCCTCAACAAATACTTTACCATATCGTTGCTCAGAAGAAATTGGTTCTATAAAGATATTTAACGTTTACCAAACGAAAGAATCAGATAGCTCCTTTCTTACTCGAATAATTGATGAGTATGGAGGAGGCATGAGCATCAAAAATGGTATGCTATTAGTATTCAAGAAAGGACAAGGGATTACCGTAAATGGTAAGGCTATTCCACCAGCAGTTATCAAAAGAGAATCTGGAAACTCACATTCTTATACCATAAATAATGATAGTGAATATACAGGCGTAAAAGCCTTTTGGTATGATTTTAACAAACCTGAACCAGAGCAACATGAAATTATATATAAAAAAAAAACAACTAATGAAATAACTAATGAAACAAATAATGAAATAAATAATGAAACAAATAATGAAATAAATAATGAAACAAATAATGAAACAAATAATGAAACAAATAATGAAACAAATAATGAAACAAATAATGAAACAAATAATGAAACAAATAATGAAATAAATAATGAAATAAATAATGAAACAAATAATGAAACAAATAATGAAATAAATAATGAAACAAATAATGAAACAAATAATGAAACAAATAATGAAACAAATAATGAAACAAACATATCTAAAAGTGAAACTGACGATAAAAATAATGAAGATAAGATCAAAATAATAAGATATGTTTATGCAACTAAAGAAAGTGCTGAACAAGCAGCTAAAACCACAATGGAAAAAATTGAACGTGGTATAGCAACTTTTTCACTTAAACTTGCCTTAGGTCGCCCAGATTTATTTACCGAAATGCCAGTTAGAGTAGAAGGTTTCAAAGAAGAAATAAACTCTACTGATTGGACAATTAAAAAATGTACACATTCATTAAATAGATCATCAGGTTTTACAACTGAAGTTACATTGACAATTAAACCATAAAAACAAATTTAATTAATTTTATCAAAAATTCATCAATAGTTTCAATTCTCAGCAAATGATGGCTCACTACAAAGAGCCATCAACTTAATCAAAAAAACTCATTAAAGTTGATAGTTAATCAAGCTATAGTTTACCGAAACTTTATGGTCATTTAATAAAAGACAATGCAAAATTAAATAAAAAGTAAAATAGAAAAATACTAGACTTAATCTTAAATTAATGTAAAATTAATCTAAGCTTAATAAAAAGGAGTTTGTCACATGAAATGTCCACATTGCCGAAATAAAACATTTATAAGATCGAGTGAAGAAATTAGTAACTTAACCCGCAAACAGTATTACCAATGCTCCAATATATTTTGCGGACATACTTTCACTACAATGCAATCAATATCTGAAACTATTGTACCCAGCGCAATACCAGATCCAAAAGTTAACATACCAATATCGCCATACAGCCGGCACGCCAAAAAAGTCTAAAACATTACCAGGTTGAATTATAAATCAATCTGGTTCCCTATTTCTAGTACAACTATCTACAGCTTACTTTCTACTTTCTACTTTCTACTTTCTACTTTTTTGCAAGATAAAAAGGTTAAATTCGAAAAATATCAACCGCCATTTTATCGCCACAGCCAAAAATTACACTATTAACTAAATATTATAAAAGGAAGTAACTTATTGAAATTAAATATTTTTGATGGTGGCCCCTACTGGACTTGAACCAGTGACCAATCGATTATGAGTCGACTGCTCTGACCAACTGAGCTAAGGGGCCATTTAGATGTGCTACTGACTTAGTAGGGTTGCGATTATAATAGAGTTAAATGGAATTTGCTATAGTTAAATTGATAAAATAGGTTGATTTGCTTAATTATTAAGCTTTATTTCATTGGATTTTGTCCAGTTATAAGATCTGATATTATTTGTTTAATTATCCTGATACAATAATTTGGTTTATTTTCGTGCTTTATTGGTTGAGGGAATATTATGTCTATAAAAAAATTATTACTTATTAGTACAGCCATTTCAACAGCATTTTTTTTAAATGCCTGTAGTGGTTCTAACTATCAACCTACGGCTGGTGGTAGTCAAGTTCAGTTTATTGATACTAAGCCTGCTGCTAACTGTCAATATTTAGGTAAAGCAGAAGGACGTCGTAGTACTTTCTTTTCAGGTCTGAAAACTCACAGTGAGCTTATTCGTGATGCAGCATCGGAACTTAGGAATAATGCCGCGGCGATGGGTGGAAATATGATTTACAATGCGCAAGATGCCTCACAACAATATATTTCTGATATTGCACCAACGGATGCAGTCATGGTCGGTGAAGTTTATAGTTGTAAATAA